GCGCGTGATCGCCTACCGGATCAACGGCACTCCCGTCGAGCCCGACGACGTGATCGCGTTTCGCATGACGCATAGCGGCGTGCTTTCTTTCGGCGGGCGCACGATCGCGTCGGCGATCGCGCTCTATCAAGCCGCGCGCCGTTACGCCGACGTCGAAATCCCCGCGGGCGTCCTAATCAACGAAGGGCACGAGCTCTCACAAGACGAAGCCGACTCGCTCGTCGAAAACTTCCAAGTGCAACGGCGAACGAAGAGCGTCGCGTACCTCCAAAACGTGAAGTACGAACGCACGAACATTTCGCCCGCGGACTTGCAGCTAAACGAGGCGACGGCGGGCATCGCGACCGAGATTTGCCGACTCTTTAACGTGCCCGTGGTCATGCTCGGCGCGTCGCCGACGGGGCACACGGGAACCTCGCTGCTCTATTCGAACGTGCAATCGAATACGGCCGCGTTCGTCGGGCAAGCCGTCGCCCCCGTGAATGTCGCGATCGAGCAAGCGTTGAGCGCGCCCGAGGTAACCCCGCGCGGGCAACGCGTGATCTTCCAAGTCGGGCAGTACCTCCGATCGGACCCGGCCGCGGCCGTCGAGTACGTCGTCGCGCTCCAAGCCGCGGGGATTATCACGGTCGACGAGGCGCGCGGCGTTATGGGCATTCCGCCCGCGGGCTCGGGCGTGGAAGAGCTAACCGACGAACTGACCCCGGGGAGGGTGTAGCGATGAGACTCGATTTCGAGCTCGACGTCGGCGACGTCGACCAGGAGCGGCGCACGATTCGCGGCGTCGGCGTCCCGTGGAATGAACCGGGCACGATCGCGGGGCGCGTCTATCGCTTCGCGCGCGGCTCGCTCGCGCCCGCCGAGCGGCGTACTCCGCTCGTGCTCGGGCACGACGGCGAGCCCGTCGGCGTCCTGGCGGAGCACGTCGACGACGAGCTCGGCGCGCGCGTCATGTTCCGAATCGACGCGACGCCCGACGGCGATCGCGCGCTCGTGCAAGCGGCGTCGGGATCGCGAGGCGCTTTCAGCGTCGGCGCCGACGTCGAGCCGAACGGCTCGCGGTTACAGGCGGACGGGTCGCTACTTGTCACGGCCGCGCGGTACGTGCATTTCGCGCTCGTCCCGCACGGCGCGTTCGTCGGCGCCGAAGTCGAGCACGTCGTCGCAACGGCCGACACACACAACCGAACGGAGGGAAACGAGATGGAGCACAAAGAGACACCCGAGCCCGAGCCGACGCCCGAGCCCGAGCCCGAGCCCGAGGGCGACGACGTCGCCGCGCGCCGTCCGCGCGTGCGCGTGCTCGCCGAGCGCGTGCCCGAGCTCACGGCCGGTCAGTACGCGGTGACGCTCATTCGCGCCGACAAGGGCGAGCCCGAGGCGCAACGCATCCTCGCGGCGCTGACCGAGAATCCGATCGCGTCACTCGGCGGGCTGCTACCGCCGCAGTACGAACGCGAAGTGCTCGGCGGCAAGACAATCGACCGCGTGCTCTACTCGATCTTTCGCGGGCGCGCGCTGCCCGCGATCGGCACGCAGGTAGTCAAGCCGAAGTGGACCACGGGGCCCGCGGGCGCGTGGGCCGCGGCGCTCGACGCCGACGCGACGACGTCGGCCGTCGTGATCGGCACACAGGCCGCGGACGTCGAGCGGTGGGATTGGGCGGGCGCGTTCCCGTGGGTCGCCGTACAGCGGGCCGACCCGGACTTGATCGACACGGTTTACGCGGCGGCCGTGATCGACTTCTACGAAGACGTCGAGCACAAGATCGGGGCGCTGCTCGAAGCCGCGGCCGTCAACGCGGCGAACTCGCTCGGAATGGGCATCGCCGCTTTTTACGCGGCGACGAACAAGAGCCCGGAAATCATCCTCGTGGCGCCCGACGTCTGGGGCGAAATGGCGGACGCGAAGATGCTCGACGCGCCCGTCGGCGGCGGCGGCGTTTCGGGGATCGACGGGCTTTCGTCGTACTTCGCGGGGCTCCCGATCGCGGCGTCGGGCGTGCTCGCGCCCGATACGCGGGTGCTCGCGACCCGGCGCGCGCTCGACGTGCGTATCTCCGACCCGGTGCAACTCATGGCGAACGCGATCGGCGCGCTAAACGTCGAGCTCGGCGTCGTCGGCGAAGGGCTCTTCGATACCGACTACCCGGGCGAAATGCTCGCGCTCACTCCGGCCGGTGGCGCGACCCGGCGAACGTCGACGGCGAAGAGCTAGGCGCGCCAACGTCTAGCGAAACGGGGGCACCCGCGGTTCGGTGAAGCGCGCGGGTGCCCCCACGGAAAGGGGCTTACGGATGCCGTCGAATGAAAGCAAGTGGCTAGACCCCGAGCGCGTCGCCGGGTATCTCAGCGTCGACTATCCCGACGACCACGTCGACGTCGTTACGAACGCGTGCGCGGCCTACGTCGAGCGCATTCGCGCCGAGCTCGACTTCGCGACGCCCGCGCTTCCCGAGGATCTCGTGCAAGCCTCCGTCGAGCTCGCCGCGCTCGAATACCAACAGCGCAACGCGCCGTCGGGTTTCCCGGGCTTCGGCGACACGGGCGACGGCTTCGGCTTCGGCGGCGCCTACGCGGGCGCCGACATTTACCGCGTTTCGCAGATTTACCGGCGGCTCGGGATCAAGAATGCGCGGACCGCGTGAGCGTGCTTGCCGTCCCTCCGTCGAACGTCGTACAGCCGCGCATCATCGGCGAGCCGATCGTCGGCGCGGAGCTCGTGCTTGATCGCGGCAATTGGGAGGGCGACGAGCCGATCGGGTTTCACTACCAATGGCTACGCGACTCGGATTGGATCGGCACGAATCACCAGCGCTACACGCTGACCGAAGACGACCTCGGCGCGGCGCAAGTGTGGGTCGACGTGACGGCGTTCAACGCGGCGGGCTCGTCGACGATGTGGACCGAACCGCTCGGGCCGATCGTGGCGCCGACGCCCCCCGAGTACGGGATCGCGAATACGGCGAGCGTCGCGCTCGACGCCGTGCTCGCGCTGCTCGAAGAGGCGGGGATCGAGGCGACGCGCGACCCGGGCGCGTTCTATCCGCAACCGCTCGGCGTCGCCGTCGGCTTGCCGACGTTGGAGGGCGGCACGATGGGCGCGCGCACGTACTCGATCCCCGTCTATGTCGTGAGCGGCGAGCCGTTGTCGAACGCCGAGCGCGTCGACGAGCTCTACTCACACGCCGACGCCGTTATGCGCGCGTTGAACGCCGACGCTTACGCGCCGTTCGACTATCGCGGCACGCCGAACGTCGAGCCATTGCCGGCCGTTCGGCTCGACGTCGTCGCGACGATTCCGCTACTGCAACCGCTACCGACGGAGGCTTGACAATGGCAACGAACGTTCTAAAAGATTCGCGGCTCGGTCCCGGCACGCTCACGCTCGACGCCGTCGAGTACGGCGTGCAAATCTCGAACGTCACGCTTACGCCCGACGTGAGCTCGGAAGACGGCACGCCGACGCTCGGGCTTCCCGACCCGGCGCCGCTCTCGACGATCAAGTGGTCGCTCAAGGGCTCGTCGATTCAGGATTTCGAAGACGCGGCGGGCTTCGTCAATTACTGCATGGACAACGCACTTTCCGAAGTGCCGTTCGTGTGGGTGCCCGATACCGACGCGGGCGTCGAATACGCGGGAACGTGTCAGGTGCTCCCGGTCGAAATCGGCGGCGACGTGTCCGTGCAGCTAACGACCGACTTCGAGTTTCCCGTCGTCGGCGTCCCGAGCCGCACCGACGGAATCCCGCTCGCGCGGTCGACGAAGAGCTCGCCGAAGGGCGAGTAACGAACGAAAGGGGCTCGCGATGGTCACGGCACACGGCACGCTCATTTACGGCGACGAGCGGCGCGTCGACATTCACTCGACGCCGATCGACTACATGCATTGGGACCGCTGGCGGGCGAAGCGGAAAGAAAACGCCGACCCTGCGAGCGCGCCGTTTACGTTCGAGCTCTATATCGCGTTCGCCGTCCTGCAACGGCGCGGCGAGCTCGACGGGCTCGCGTTCGAACCGTGGTGCGAAACGGTCGCCGAGCTCGACCTAGAGCTCGTCAAGCCGGACCCTACCCCGGCGGAAGCGTCGGCCGAATGATCGCGACGCTTGCCGTTGCAACAGGGATCGCGCCGAGCGTGCTTTGGGCGCAAGACGCCGTCGACCTTGCAACGCTCG